TTTATTTAAAGGAGTGTTTAATGATTGATGAATTTGTAGAAATTTTTATTAAAAATGAAGATAAATTAAAACATATTTTATCTCAAAAACATCCTGAAAATTATTTAGAACTGCTTAAAATAATAATTAATATTATATATGAGGATTATAATTTAAATGATGAATATAGACTTGACCCCTCTAGAATCGTAGAAATAGACCAAGGTGATTATCAAGGGATGTTATTATTCATAATTGGCTGTGCTGGATATCAACCAGATTATTATTACTATACTTCTGTTTATTATGGTAGCTGTTCTGGGTGCGATACCTTGGAAGGAATTCGTGGGTATGAAGATGAAATACCCAATGAAACACAAATTAAAGATTATTTAACATTGATTTTACATATGGTTCAAAAAATTAAAAAAATGGAGTTATAAAAATAATAATGACAACAGATGAAATTCATGCATATTTTGGAAGTATCAGAAAAGCAATAAAAGCTATAGGTCTTACTAGAACCTCTTTTTATCATTGGATGTCACAAGGAAAAGTTCCTTATGACAGACAAAAAAAATATGAAGAATTGACTAATGGAATTCTTAAAGCATCAAAAGATCATTTTGATGGAGCTGTAATAGAAAACATAAATTACCCTATTTATAGATTTTATTGCGATAAACGTGGTATGTGCAAAATTAGATCATTAACATTTAAATCCGATAGTAGACCTACTATTACTTATTTTCATTCAGATAATGAATCTACTAGCTTTACTTCATTTAATAATGAAAATTTGATGCAAGGATTTCCCATATTTGATAGCTTAGGAAAGCAACTATTTGAAAATGATATTGTAATTAAGTTAGGGTCTCCTACTGAATATACAATAAAATTGTTAGAATTCTGTAAATATGATTTGCGTGAAAATGAATTTACAATCATAGGTAATATTTTTGAAAGGATAAAAAATGGACATAAGGGAAGTAAGTAAAGAAGAAAAAAAAGAATATATTAAAAAAGTTAATATGACATTTGACGATATAAGGGTTTTATTAAAAACTTTATCTTCTGATATGGAAAGTGATGATTTGATGATACAAGCCAGCGCCGTCTGGATAGGAGGTAATCTCTGCACTTGGTTTTCTGACTTCATGATTCAAATAAAGAATCTTGATAAAACTCAAAAATTTCTTAATGATATAAAGACTGAACTTAAGGATATAGTAAATGACGACTCTCAATCAAGCCATTGAACCATGTAAAATTTTAAAATCACCTTCAGGAAGTAAATTTCAACTGGGTGATAAAATTTATTGTTTTAATATTGGGATGCAGAAACCATTGGTACATGAGTTGACGGTCAATGGAATTGTGAATGACCAAGAAAATGATTCAGTACTTTATTCTGATGATAAATCAGCTTGGATTAAAGAAGAATTTTTATTTAAAACGAAAAAAGAAGCCTATAGGCATTTAATTCTTCAGGCAGAGACTGAAATGAATCAAAGTTAAAAAAAGATTGCTGTAAGCTATTTCTATTAGCTTACAGCAATAGCATTTTGCATTTAACAGAAGAACGAACCCTCTAGTCTTTTCCACTGTTTTAGTAAGTACGAACAAACGCATAAACGAAATACGTCTAACCGTTGAACGTCTAACCGTTGAACGTCTAACTGTAGTTTTTGATTGTATCATTGACTACGGAAAGGTCAAATTTTTTATTACAGGGAATATAATTGTGAAAAAATCTATTAAAAAAAGTTTTAATCCGAAAGCTCATGCTCCTTCTGTTTATATCCCTTGCTGGCTTCTTCAAGTTTCTTCTTCAAAATTATCTCACCAAGCTAAGATTTTATATGGTCGGTTAGCCCAGTGGAGCAGTGCTAAGGGAACTGTACACAGATCAATACCACAATTAGTTGAAGAGGTTGGTATGTCAAAAAGTGCTGTTAATAGAACTCTTAAAGAATTAAGAGATGTTGAATTAATAGACACTTATCAGGCTGAATCGGGTGGAGTTAATCATTATTGTTTCTTAGAACATCCTTGGATGGATGATCCAATCAATAAAAATTTGGAATATTCTTCATCGACACCCCACCCCACAAGTGACACTACCCCCACCCCACATATGGCACTACCCCGCCCCATGCGTGGGGTTCCTAAAATAAAAGAAATAAAAGTAAATAAAAACAGAGCTAAGCAAATCCCTGTGGATAACTATAAAAAGCCCGCTACGCGGAGCTCTGTTAATCTAAAAATTCTACCTGAAGACTTTGAACCGGACGGAAACGGAATGAAGGAACTTTATCGTGTCGCTCAATCTGTAAAAATGCAAACAGTGGAACTATTTGATAAGTTTGTTAGTGTTCATAAAAAATACAAAACAAGATCTTCAAACTGGCAAGAAAAGTTTATTGGATTTTTAGCTGATGAAAAACCTAAAAAAACGTATGAAGATTCAACTGGTAAAAAACGGCGTTATGACAATAAGCCATTGTACTAGGAGGATTAAGTGAGCCAATCACGTTTGAAAAGTTTTAAAGCACATTGTGCTAGACGGGGTTTCGAATTACTTCGTGATGATTACCTTTTTATTGATAAAATTTTAAACAAATTTAAGGCAAGCGATTTTAAGCCCATCCTAGATCGTTATCTGGAAGAATGGGGCTATGGAATGGGTGAAGCCAAAATATTCTCTACAGCGCAAGGATTTGGGCGTAAGAGGGCAAATTTATGGATGCTTCGATATGCAAGTGAAGCTGGAAATTTAAATATGGCTAAAGAGGCTAGTAAAGTGGTAACAGAAAAATATCATGAAGCAATAGAAAATTTGAAATAAAGGGCATTATTTAGTATAATTAATGCCCATAAAATTAAGCTTGTATGTAGCGCTTAATATTTGTTATAAGAACTCCGCTATTGGCGGCTTTAAAAGTTCTTGTTCTAAAACGTCCAATAACACTGACCACAAATTCATTGTTAATTTTTGAGACGCTGATAGCACAATTATTCTTTTCAACTAAATTTTGTAAATATGGGATTAATGTTTGTATTGAATCCATAATAAGTCCTTTTGAATTAGTTTGATTGTTCATAACGCCACCTTTCATAATCTTCGTTATCTTTGTATTCTTTGCTTTTTTCACAATCATCACATATCTTACAATTACCACGACAATCCATATCGTCAGGTGTCCAACCATCCATCATGCCCCTAATTTGCATTATTGTCTCCTTTGGTTAATTTTAAAAAAACTGCTTGTAGTATTAATTTTATACCAATCAATCTATCTATGTCGGTAAGCCCTATCTGATAGAAAGCTTGATATAATTCTTCTCCTCTCACTGAGTTTAAAAAGCATATTGTTTTTTTGTTATCTAATTTTTGTTTCATAAAAACCTCCATTTTAGTTAATTCGAAAAAGTCCTTTGCGTGGGATATATTCGTATTGATATTTTTTATCTATTGATTCAAGCCAATAAATCACAGGAATATATTTATTTTCGGTAGTTAATGAAGTAACACGAAGGATTAATGAGCCAAACTTAACTATTTTACCTATTTGCCATAGCGTATTTTGCATTTGGTATACCTTCTTCATGTCTACTTGATAATCATATATTACCATGTAAGTTGACCATGTCAACATAATATTTTAGTCTATTTAATCTTATGTTGCATATTTTTTGACTAATAACTTAAATACGTTTAAAATGCTTGCTATTAGTTCATTTATTTTAGTTATTCACATACTTATCCACTATTTTTGTGGATAACTATCGTAGAAATGGAGTTAAGTTTTATGGAAGATAAGATGATTCGTTGTATGCGCTGCAAAGGCCGTAAAAAAATGTATAAAGTTCGTAATATCTATTCTCATACTGATACAGGTGGTGTTCTCGTTGATTGTCCTATGTGTAATGGTGAAGGAAGAACTAAAACGCTGGAATCAGCCGTAAAGGATATTCAAGATGCCAAAGAAGAAAGAAAAACAAAAAAGCATAGTCACAGAACAGAAAAAGACATTAGGCCGTCCGACGATTTATAACGAGGAATTGGCCACAAAAATTTGTGAGGTTGTTTCAATTTCTTCTTGTGGAATTAGAAAAATATGTTTCAATAATCCTGATTTTCCAACACCTGAGACAATTCGTGTTTGGAGGCTATATAATGAATCATTTTCTGCACAATACGCTAAGGCTAAATTAGCTCAAGCCGATATTTTAGCGGAAGAATGCGTTGATATCGCAGATGATTCCAGCAACGATACTATAACGACACAAGACGGACGTGAAGTCTTTAATAGCGAGTTTGCAGCGCGCTCTCGATTACGTATCGATACTCGTAAATGGCTTGCTTCAAAGCTTCTTCCTAAAATTTATGGAAATACTAAAGAACTCGAAGAAGAAAAAGAAAAGAATGAAACCTTGCGTGAAGAAGTCAGACAGTTGCGTGCTAAGCTTGATGAAAATAATAGGAAGGATTATTAATGTTGACAGAAGAAGTAATGATATCTCACATTTATCATTCACTACAGCATATTGAATCTGATTTAGATGACATTACTACTGATAGAATAAAAAGTATTGAATACACTGTAAAAAATATGTTGAAAAGTATTGAAGAATATTATGATAGAAAACTAAGTTGCTGTTAACTAAATAGGAAGAAATATGTTAAGCATTAAATCAGAAATTATAGAAAATGGTTTTGTTATTTATATGAGCAGAGATGGAAAAGAGATCAATACGGCCGTAACTTCTGATTGTATGTCAAACCCTTTCAAAATTAAAAAAACGCTTAATATAATGATTGATTCTTTATTGCACATTTTATATCCAGAACTTTCTAACATGGTTGACATGACAAAACAAAAGATTGAAGAATTAAAAGATGAAATTTGGAAATTGGAAAAAATGATAGAGTTTATGTCTTTAAAATAGATTTATTTAGAAGGAATGATTAATGGATAAAGGATTTATTACAGGATTATTAATAGTAGCAGTAGCAGTTTTAACTATTAGCTTACATTATACAGATAAAAGAGTTTATGAACTTGAAAAGGTCGTAATTAAACTGCAAGAACGCACTGGAACATACGATTAAAATGCCCAATTTAACCGAAAAACAACGATTGATTATTGTTGGCTTACTTGAGAATGACGAAGGATTTCGTTCGATAGCTTATGATGATGCCACAGGAGAGCCAGTAAAAGCGCCTCAAGGTAATTTAACCATTGGCATAGGGAGAAACCTTCAGGGTTATAAAATAACGCATGAGGAAGCTATTTATCTTTGCCTCAATAATATTAGAAGCTGTGAAAACATTTTAGGAGATCTTTTATTCTTTAATTCCTTAGATTTTCCTCGCAAGTATGTTCTCATTAATGTTTGTTTTAATGTTGGAATCAATGGAATTATGAAATTCAAAAAGATGTTAAAAGCAATGCATAACCGTGACTGGCAAGAGGCAGCTAAGGAATTGCTGGATAGCAATGCAGCTCGTAAGTTATCTAATCGCTATGATCGACTAGCTAAAATTATGATTTCGGGAGTTTTAAAGTAATGAGTGATTATTTAAAAAATGCAGAAATAACGAGTATTAAATCTGATCTAATGAAATTCTGTCAGGATTTAGAAAACAGGTTGTTAAAATTAGAGCTTAATCGAGAGCATTCTTTTCATGACAGAAAAGAAATACGTGAAATATTACGAAATATTCAAACACGGTTTTTAGAGATCGAACAATGGATGGGAACGATTAAAGAAAATTTAATACTTCCCATGGTATTTGAAGAAAATATTAATAACTTGCATAAAAGGATTGATGAAGTTGAGCTATTAGCTAATGCGATAAAGAATTCATATAACAATTTATGTGCACCTTCATTAAGAAAGGAACCGTATAAGTGTCCTGTGTGTTGTAGTGACGGATCTATTCCGCACAAAGTTCCTGATGAAATGACAGCGGATCATAAAGGTTTTTTTGTGAAAATTGTGTGTCATTCATGCGAAGGTAAAGGGGTTATTTGGGGATGAAAGATAGAATAATGTTCTTTTATAGACTACACAGGGCTAACGCAAAGGGTCGTATCAAATCATTGTATGGGTCTCTGCGAACTGTTATTAGAGGTATTTTAATAAGAAGATCAATTAGAGATAAATCAGATGAGTAACTATCAAATGGGGCATTACAGATTTGATCCATACATGTCAAATAATCCATGGGAATGCTCCAGATGCGGTAGAATAAATTCACCATTTAATCCAACATGTTTTTGTAGAAAGGAACAAGATCATGCCACTGATAAAAGGTGCAAAGGCGAAATGGCATAATTTATGATATAATTAACCTTTAATTAGGGTTATTGTATGTCTTTACCAAAAGGTAAAAGTAATTCGGGTATCAAAAACTTAAAGAAGTTTGAGAAAGGAAAGAGTGGCTATCATTTTAAGAGAAGAAAAAGAAATTGTGATCATTGTGAAATTGAATACACAACAACTGTGGAGCATTCAAAATACTGTTCTGCAAAATGCAGGGATAAGTATAGACCAGATAGGCAGCCTAAAGGGTGTTATCAAAAAGAGATAGCTTGCAAATTTTGTGGAGAATTATTTTTAGATAAGGCGAGACGATTAAAAGCTCAATTTTGCACAAGACAATGCTCTGGTATGTATATGATAGCTACTGGAAAAATGAATTATGTTACAAAGGCTTTAATTCATTATCCAAATATTTGTAATCGGTGTGGAATAAATGATGATATGGTTTTGTGTGTTCATCATATAGATCATGATAGGAGAAACAATCATATTGATAATTTAGAAGTTGTTTGTGCCAATTGTCATCACAAGCATCATTATGGACGTGGATTAACAAGAAGACGTAAAATTGATTCAATAAGGAATTTTATCAATAAAAATCCAGAATGGAGGATTGAAGATGCCCCTTTTAAAAGGAAAAGCAGCGAAAAGTAAGAAGGGATTCTCGGATAACGTGTCTCGTGAGGTAAAGGCCGGAAAGCCACAGAAGCAGGCGATAGCCATTGCATTTAGCGAAGCAAGACGATCTAAGGGTAAGAAAAAGAAATAGGAATTATCTTTATATGAACTCACAAAAATGCCATATCCACGGAGAACATGGAATACTTTATATTTGTCCTGATTATTCTATTGAACTTCAGAAAGAGATTGAAAAAATTGGGGAAGAATTTAGAGAGGATTGTCTATCTGGTGAAATTATAATTAAAAATATTAATTCTAAAGGCGAGACAGTTAGTGAATGTAAGTGGAAAGATCTTATTGAATGAATTTAAGTTAATTTTAATTAACAAGGAAAGTTAATTAAGGAATTTAGTTAAGGATGAAAATTGATTATGAAAAAGAACAAGAAGCTTCTCGCCTACGTGGTTCTCTCCTTGAGTTTACCCGTTACTTTTTTCGTCATATCACTGGCCGTGATTTCATTGTCTCCCAGCCAATTGGACGAGAAAGCCATCATATTACTGTGTGCAGATCACTTACACAAATTAAAAGGCTTGAACTCTTAAGAGAAATAATTAATTTACCTCCCGGGTGTGGAAAATCAACTTTTGTTAGCATGTTTGTAGCATGGTGTTGGGCTGAATTTCCAGATTCAAATTTTCTATATATTTCATATGGACATGATCTTGCAACAAAGCATACTACTTTTATTCGTTCAATTGTTTCATCACAAATGTATTCTTATTTATTCGATGTTGGTATTGATCCAGATAGCAGGGCTAAAGATCGATTTAAAACGACTCATGGCGGTCAAATGAGAGCTTATGGGAGCTCAGGATCGGTGACTGGCCATGATGGAGGATGCCCGGGATTAGATAGATTCAGTGGCGCTGTAATCATTGACGATGCGCATAAACCTGATGAAGCGCATTCCGATACTATTAGACAAGGTGTTATTGATAATTATGATGAAACAATAAGACAGCGTGTTCGTGGTATTAATGTTCCTATTATTTATGTTGGTCAACGCGTACATGAATCAGATTTAACCGATTATTTAACGAGCGGTAAAGATGTAGATGAATGGCATACAACTATACTCCAAGGATTAGATATAGCTGGAAATGCTCTTTATCCTGAAATGATGCCCAAAGAAAAACTATTAGTATTGCAAGAGAAGTCTCCTTATGTTTTTGCATCCCAATATCAACAAAATCCCTTACCTTCAGGCGGCGCATTATTTAAACCTGAATGGTTTGTTGAGTTAGATCAAGAGCCAGATATATTTTGTACATTTGTAATTGCGGATACAGCAGAAACAGAAAAATCCTGGAATGATGCTACTGTTTTTAGCTTTTTTGGCGTCTATGAAATAGAAAACTTTGGTAAGAAAATTGGAGAATTGGGATTGCACTGGCTAAATTGTATTGAATTGCGTATAGAACCTAAAGACTTAGAACAGGCATTTATCGATTTCTATGCAAATTGTACTTTGCATCCTAAACCTCCGATGATTGCTGGAATAGAAAAAAAATCAACTGGTGTGACCCTTATTAGTACACTTAAGAATATTAGAGGTCTTCACATAAGGGAAATTGAACGCACCCGTGAATCAGGGAGCAAAACTAAAAGATTTCTTGAAATGCAGCCTTTTATTTCATCAAGACGTATTTCTTTTACCACTGGAGCTAGACATATAGGAATGTGCACTACTCATATGTCAAAAATTACGGCAAATGAATCCCATTCATTTGATGATATAGCTGATACATTATCAGATGGTATACGTATCGCATTAATTGAAAAAACAATATACAATATTGACAAGAGACAGGAGTCTCAAAAGCGAATGGTTCAAAATATGAATCAATCACTGCATCGAAAAATCAGAGCAGGAGAGGCAAGGAATGCCGGAACTCGCAAAGTTACATACAGACCGTTTACCCGATCTTAAAAAGTATGTTGAAGAAGCCCAGCAATACAATAACGAAAATGTTGAACGGTTTGAAAAATTTGTTAAGTTCGTATTTAAAACTTCTCTTTCAGATGAAGAAGCAGCGACACTTGCTGATAATGGTTACCCTACCCTTGAATTCAACATATTAGAATCGTTTGTTTCTCGTAAACGCGGGGAATTTGCTAAACAACAACCCAGTTTAACTGTTCGTGCGGCTGATGGTATTCCATTGCCGATGTTAACTCGTGAATTTACTGAGACATTAAAAGTCATAGAAGCCCATTTGCGCGCTATATTTTTTGACGGCGCCAATGATATGCTTGACTATAATGTATACAGTGATTTATTAGCTGGCGGCTTTTCTGTTTTGCGCGTATTTACTGAATACGTTAATGAAATGAGCTTTGAGCAAAATATCTGTGTTGAACGTGTATTCGATCCTACACTTACTGTCTTTGATCCATTAGCGCGTAAATCACATAAAGGGGATGGTCGATTTTGCGCTGAACTTTATCCTATGACTCGAAAGCAATTTGAAGACGAGTTTGGAGAAGAAATAGCCAAAGAAATGACTTATACCCGTGCATTGTCAGGCTTTGACTGGTCTTTTCAAAACGAAAAAGAAGAAATTGTTTTAGTATGTGATTTTTATGAGAAAAAGACCAAACGTGCGACTATTTATAAATTATCAAATGGTCATAGCGTAACGAAAGACGAATATAAAAGATTTATTGAGGAATGGGAAAAAAGAGGATTGATTGAACAGCCACCTATTCCTATTAGCGAAAGAAAAACACTTATTGAATATATATGCCGCTATCGTTTTTGTGAAAGTCGTTTATTAGATTTTAAAGAAACAGATTTCAAATTTTTACCCTTAGTTTTTGTTGATGGTAATAGTATTATCATCAAAGAATCTGGTACTTATACGCAGATGACTCGACCTTATGTTTATCATGCTGAAGGTATACAACGTTTAAAGAATTTTGCTGGTCAATCGCTTGGTAACGAGTTAGAAAATACAGTCCAACATAAATTTATTGTAGCTGTTGAGTCTATTCCAGAGGATTACCAAGAAGCGTATCAGAATGTGCAAAAAGCTGATACATTAATGTACAATCATTTTTTAGATTCTAATAATCCAAATGTAACTTTACCTCCTCCTCGTGAAGTCATGCGCACGCCTATTCCTCCTCAGATTTCAGATACGTTTAGGATGTCAGACGAAATGACCCAAACTATTTTGGGATCATATGACATGGCTCAAGGAGTTAATCAAGGAGCTATGTCTGGTATTGCATTTGCTAGGAGCGCAATACAAGGCGATGCTACGTCTGTTCCTTATATCGTAGGTTATATTAAAGGGTTAAATAGAGTCGCTCAGATCATCATTGATTTGATTCCTAAGTACTATCGCACACCTAGAAGCTTGCCTATTCTTTTACCAAACGGTAAACGTTCATTTAAAGAGATAAATAAAAAAGGTTCTCTTTATATGAATTACGACCCTAATACTTTACAGGTTAAAGTTGAAACAGGGGTGAATTTCGCTATGCAAAAAGAAATGGCGCTCCAAACAGTTATTGCTATGTCGCAGGCAAATAAAGGCTTTGCAGACTTTTTTAATGAAGAAGGATTGCCCACACTTCTCGATAATATAGAAATGCGCGGTATAGATGAATTGAAAGAAAAAGCTAATGAATGGATGGCACAGCAAAAAGCAATGAAGCAACAAGCATCACAAATGCAACAGATGCAAATGCAATCTGATGCTAAAAAGCAAGCTATGGAAATGGCGAAGCTTCAAAAAGAAGTTCAATCACCTTCTGATGGAGAAGTAGCTATTATGGCTATTCAAGAAAAATCTAAAGTTGATGCGGCTAATCTTGAGATTAAAGAAAGAGATTCTGAGACTAAATTTATTGAAACCATTAGTAAAATTCGTAATGCAAACGTTCAAAATGAATTAAAGTCTGCTGAACTAGATGCTGAAAACACACGCAGCGCCGTGGAAGCTGCAATTAATATAAGTTCTCATATGAGAGAAACATTTAAAGGTCAAGAAAGTCGCAGTGAATAGGAGAAAGAGATGGCTGAAAAATGGATACAAAAAGCAATTAAGCCATCATCAAAGAAAATGAAAAAATAGAAGGATTTTTATGAAAATGCAAAGAAAACAGGTTTCTAAGATGAAAAGAAACATGAAAGACAAATCAAAACATGAAGACAAAATGCAAGATAAAAAGTTAATCAAAAAAATGGTCAATAAAAAATCTTTAAATAAGTATTGACAATGTGGTGTAATAGGAAAATAATCTATAATAGATCAAAAATCTAGCGACACGGCGCATCACCGTGGCATACGCACTCATGCGGAAAAATGGGCGAGACTCCATCGTTACCGAGGAAACTTACCGCAATGAAGCGGGTCAAAAAATCATTATGGAAGATGATAAATGGACGAAAAACAAGTTTCAGATATGAGTGGTAATGCGGATAATATTGTTACGTCTCCTAAAAAAGAACCTGAAAAACTCTTTACTCGGGATGAACTAGCAAAGATTGTTGCGCATCAATCCTCTCAAGCGGCAGATAACGCCAAGCGTGAAGCTGAGGCAAAATACCAACGTGACTTAGAGTCAGCAATTCAAGCCAAACAACAGCAACGAAATGCTGAAATTCCTAGAGATGTTGATACAGATGCTATTTACCAGCGAGTACAAGAAAGATTTAATCAAGATATGCGCGAGCACCAAGAGAAACAACAGATGGAAGCTCATAGAGCTGAAATGAACCGCGCTGCTGATTCATATCTTTCAAAAATTGCGCAAGGCAAAACCGCATATCAAGACTTTGATGAGATCACGAAGGATTTTGACCCCGCAGCATTCCCACAATTACTTTATTTATTGTCAGGAATGGAAAACGCTGCTGATATTGTCTATGAACTTTCTAAGAATCCATTAAAGCTTGCTGGACTTGATCGGCTTGCTGAAAGAAATCCGCGACAAGCACAAGGCGCATTGACAAGTTTGGCACAATCTATTAGTACCAATAAACAAGCGCAGTCTGATGCTGGATCGCAAAGCACATCCGAACCCCTCGACCGTTTGCAACCTTCCAGAGTTTCCGGTAGCAACGGCAAAATGAGTATTAAAGACCTGCAAAACCAACCTTGGCTTAGAGGTTAACTCTAACCATACAACTCATAAGTCGTTGCAAATTGTTCTCTGACAGGGAGTCTTTGCGATGCCTACTAATATTTTGCAACAAGTTATTACTTACAACGAATCAAATTTAGCATTACTTTTAAATAGTTTTGCGTTTATTTCTACATCAAACAAAAAATTCCAACGCTTCAATGATGATGTTCCGAAAAACTTGGGCGATACAGTATCATTTGATTTGCCCCCACGTTTTACTACGACTAATAGTTTAGTAATTACTTTTCAAGCAGCCGAACAGCGCGTTCAACAATTAACAGTAAATGAACAAGCATCAACTGCTTATGAATTTACAGCGCAACAGTTCATTTTTAACGTTCGTGATTATATGGATAAATTTGGACGTTCAGCAATTGCTGAAATTGGTTCAAAGGTTGAAGCAAACGTAGCTGCATTGGCTGAGAGTAATACATTTAGATTCTATGGCGACGGGATTACTCCAATTAGCACATATCTTCAGCTCGCGAATTCATTAGCCTTTTTTAGAAACTTTGGCGCCGCTAAAGATAAAACCTGTGGTTATTTATCAGACTTGACATTTCCTCCTATTGTTAACAGCGGTTTAAATCAATTTACACTTGATCGTGGTAATCGTGAAGCAAATAGCTGGGAAATTGGTCGTTTTTCAAATTGCGAATGGTATCAATCTAACTTGCTTAAAACCCATTTAGCAGGCACTGAAGGCAATGCTGGCACGATTTTAACAGTAGTAAGTGTTGTAACCAATGCGGCTGGCGGTGTCATTCAAATTACTTTTAGCGGTACAACAGCAGCAAGTGATGCTAATTCTATTAAACTGTACGATAAATTCCAATTTAGTGATGGTGTTTCTGGTTTTACTAATCTGCGATTCCTCACATTTATTGGCCATGAGGTTTCTCAATCTCCAGTACAGTTTAGAGCAACAGCGGCAGCAGCTTCCACTGCTGGTTCACAAGTAACTGTTAATATTTTTCCTCCTTTGCAAGCCACGGCTGGAAATACTCAAAATATTAATACTGCGATTGTAGCGGGTATGCAGGTTAGTGTTTTACCAGACCATCGATGCGGATTATTAATGGCAGGTGATCCTTTGTTCCTTGCGATGCCTAAATTACCTGAAGAAGTTCCTTATCCAACGTCTGCTATGACTGATCCTAATAGTGGTGCATCTATACGCCAATACTATGGTTCTTTGTTTGGTCAAAATCAGCGCGGGATGGTACATGATATTATCTGGGGAAAAACATTGGTTGATGAATATGCAATGATGATCGCATTGCCTGTTTAATTAATACTATAAACCGGTGAAATTATTTCGCCGGTTGGTCTCTTTCTCACAGTTAAAAATTAATGGAATAATTTGGAGAATAAAATGACAACACCTAATACCCCTATCGTTAATGCTGGCGAACTTTATGTAAACGGATTTTCACTTGATACAAGTGCCGCCAATACATTAGCTATTGAAAGTGGAATGGCACGTGATAGCACTAATAGTAATGATTTATCTGTGTCGAGCGGCTCTACATCATTATTAATGAGCAGAGTTGGTTTAAACGGAATAGATACCGGCGTTCTAGTTGCGAATAAGTTTTATGCAGTTTTTGTCATTGGCGATTCAACAAAATTTATGCCCACTGGATTTTTAATATCACTAAGCTCAACTAGTCCTTCTTTACCTAAAGGTTACGATATGTTTCGTAGAATAGGCTGGGCAAGAACAGACGGTTCTGCGATCAATACAAGGCTGTTTCAATATGGGGATGGCGTAAATCGTAAATATTATTATGAGGTTCCATTAACTATTCTCACAGGTGGTACAGCTACTACGTTTTCTGCCGGAACTGTTGATCTATTTACAGCTAGCTATGTTCCACCTTTAACACTAGAAGCTCCTATTGGTAAAAAAGAATCACTAGCAACAGTTGGAATTGTTTATACAGCCGCAGCAGCTACAAATACGGCTGACTTTGCATTATTAAACGGTACTGCAACACCTATGGTTAGATTTGGGACTGGTGTTGCAGCCGTGCAAATTGGCACTATGGAAATACCAACAATTTCTTTTACAACTGGTATGAATTTTAGATATCGAGTAGTAGCAGGTGATGCTTTAACATTGACAATTTGCGGCTTTACCGATCTTCTTTAATTTATAAATCTTTCCTTAAAGGTAAAGATAATGACGTATATGACGACAGAGCTTATTACAGGATCGTATTATTCCTCTGGCGTCGTATCACGTGAATTTGAAACAGTCAGCGGAGGTCAAATATCAGATGGTCTTTTGTGGTTAAATGATATTTTGACTGAAAAAGATGTTGATCAAGGAATGATACCTTACGAGAGTACCTATACGGCTAATTTCGTAACAGGACAGGAAGTCTACCCTATTCAAAACTTGACCCAGATCGATACGTTAGTATTCTTCCTGGATCAAGTGCGTTATGCCATGAAATACACTAAGCGAAATCAATTTTTTGGATCAAGCCGTGTTGAAAATATAAGAACACTTCCTTTTGAATGGTATTGGGAAAGACAATTTGGCGGCGGAAATCTTCATATTTATTTTAAACCGGATAGAACTTATCCAATGGAAATTCATGGAGTTTTTAGATTAGATACGGTCATCTTGGGTCAAGATTTAAGTCTTACTATTGATCAATTTTATTTGACTTATTTGCGCTATGCTTTATCTGATCGAATTTGTTCTGAATATGAACTGGAAACACCATTAAATGTAATGAGACAGCTTAGTAAATATGAATCATGGATTAACAAAAAATCAAGGACTCTTGATTTAATGATAAATAAAACCTCTACCTTGCAAAAACGTGGAGGATTGAATTACGGGTTCATTAACCTTGCAAAAGGATGGAAAAAACCCGGATAAAAGTATCTTTAAAATGGATTTTATAGATGGCTATGAGTGCACGACAAAATGTAGAACCCGCACCAGTCAATGTCGTTGGCTCTAGTGTATTTGGCCGTTATCCTAAAATAAGTGCTGAAAGAACCTATAATATGTTCATTTCAGATGGTTGGCTTGTTAATTATGCAGGTTTTAAAAAACGCCTTAATCTTCTACCTATGGGTCAAGGACGCGCTCTTTTCAAATCCGTTCGTGGAAATTTCATTCTAGCGATTGAGTCATCAACAGTTTATAAGTTAAACGCTAATTTGGCACCTATCTTTATAGGACAAATAAATACAACGACAGGCGATGTATTTATTGCCGAAAATCTTGCAAATCAAATTTGTATTGTTGATGGGGAAAGTGCTTATATTTATAATTATTTGACTGGCACATTTACTAAGCAGACATTAACTTTTTTAGCGCAGCCAATTATTCCTAGCTGCGTATGTTATCATAATTCATTCTTTTTAATAGGTTCATCGAAGTTAAGTCAAAATTCTCAGAATTGGTATGTCTTTGAAAGAGATACCGATTCTACTATTAAATTAAATAAACAATTAAGCATTCAAACAAAGTCAGATTTTGCATTGGCTATTAATCGTTTGCCGGGCAAAGGAAATAATGTTCTTGTATTAGGATCAACAGTCGGAGAAGTGTGGACACAAGTAGGCGGTGCTGAAAATTATAGACGTGTTCAATCATTTAATATTGATAGTGGTACGGTATCGGTATCAACCATTGCGGCAAGTGAAGAACTTATTTGTTGGTTATCACAAAATGAAAATAACTCACCGTCTATTATGATAACTGATGGAAGTTCAACTAAAAGAATATCTACAGACGGTATCGATTTTCTCCTGTCAACGATTAAGCACCCTGAGCAATCTACTGCCTTCTTTTATCGACAAGACGGTCAATTAACTTTTTATCATGCATCAGATAATTTAACGTTGGTTTATGACTTTAATACAGAACTTTTTTTTGATATTCGTGATGATAAGATGAATTATCATCCTGCACGAGATGTTGTTTATTTTAATGAAAAAACTTATTTCATTTCTATCAATGATGCAAGTATATATGAAATGAATTCGACATTCATCTCGTATGATTACAGCACAGATATAACTTCTTTAGGTCAAGAAATACCACGTATAAGAATTTGTAAATCTATCAGAAAAGAAGATTCTTCTATCTTTAGAGCCCGAATGTTTACTTTTTGGATAGAGCAAGGTGTCAATAAATTCTTTCTATCAAGTCCTGAAAATGGATTTATCTTAACGCAAGATGGTGGATTCGTTTTAACGCAACAAGGTGGACATATGTTAACCCAACAGGGCGATTTTACAGTTAATAACAATATTCCTCGCGTTGATATGTCATTTTCAAAGAATGGAAACCAATCATTTAGCAATGTAGTAGGGAGAGATTTAAATCCTGCCGGAAATTTTAGAAATCAAATAAGATGGCGAAAATTAGGGCGTGCTAATGAATTTACAGTCCAATTAAGGTTTTGGGGATTCCAGCGTTTTGTATGTAGCAATGGCATTCTGGAGGTTTATTAATGACCCTTCCCTCATTGCCTGCATTTTTTGATATGCCTTATACGGATAAGGAAGGAAAATTAACGCCTGATAGTCATTTATACAATGATCAAACCTTTCAGGTATTGAACAATTTAGTCACATTTTTTAATGACTTTGTTAATACATTGTTAGCCGATATAACAGCTTTACAGGCGGTTGGAATTAATTCTCCTGCTTTATTAGGAATCAATCCACCTTCTTACACTACGGCACAAATTATAGCCATAGAACCTAATGTAAATAATGGTACAATGTGGTTTAACAATAATTTAAAAAAATTACAATTCAAGACAGATTCAGGTGTAATTGAAACAATTACCAGCACTTAAAGGAATAAGAGCATGGGCATTTTTGATGATTTTTTTGGAGGCAATGATACTAATCCAGCAGATGCTGCGATGCCTTATTATAATAAAATACCCGGGATGGAAAAAGAAAATTATAATCCATATATCCAACGTGGTAATTCGGCATATGACCGATTTAATCCTATCTATAACTCCATGTCTTCTGATCCAGCCGGCTTTCTTGAGCAAATCATGTCAAAGTATGCGCCCTCAAAAAGTTTTCAATTAAAGCGTGATGAAATGAATAAAGCCGCGGGAAATACAGCAGCAGCAGGTGGTATGCGTGGCAGTATGGATGATATATCTAATGAGGCACATATTAGTGATTCATTAATGGGTGACGATATGCAGCAATGGTTAAAGAATGTTTTAGGCATTCAAGATACCGGTTTGGAAGGCGAAAGACACCTATACGATACAGGTTATGATGCATCTAAAAGTTTAACCAGTGATTTGTCTAATGTTTATGGAACGCAGGGAAGCCTTGCATTTCAGGGGCAGGCAAATCAAAACAAATCCAGAAGCGATATGCTATCTTCATTAATGAAGATGGGCGCAGGTGGAGCAGGTTTCTATTTTGGGGGCCCTGCTGGCGCTACTGCTGCAAGTAAGTTTTTCTAAGGAATAGAACATGCCATTTCAACCAGTTAATTATGCAACTATTGAACCGCAAGGTATTCCTTGGGTACGTGATATTGTCGATAATTTAGCGACTGGATATAAAGCAGGTCAATTACCAGCCGAGCTTGAAAGGCAAAAACAAAAGGAACAATTAGCAAATGCTATGCAATCTCTTTTAGTCCAACAAGAGCCACAAAAGTTTGGCTCGGAAATGAAAACTGCTGAAGTAGCACGTGCTCTCGATCAAGCTAATATTGGAAAATTACAACGTGAAGCATCAATGCCATTTGGCGGTCAAATAGCGCCAGGTTCTATAGGGCAAGCGATGTGGTTAGATCGAATAAGACAACAATATGGTGAAAAGAGCCCTCAATATAGTTATGCAAAACAAGCGTATGATTCAGATATCAGTAAAACACAAGCCTTAAATGCTTATAGAACTGAATTAACAAGTACCGCAGATAAAAGAGTTTCAACACCCGTTGCAAAAATTGATCAAGAAATGGAAGATGTAAAAGCAGGTTTTGTTCCGGGAACTGGAAGAAAGCAAACTCTTGATCCGAAAGATCAGGAGCAGAGGTTAAATGAGCTTTATTTAAATAAACAAAAAGCAATTTCTGATGCTCAAACGAGAAACAGAAGCTTATTTGCGTCAAATATAGATAAAACAATTAATTTAATTAATCCAGATCATTTGGTTCAATATGGTGGTTTATCTGGACAGACAAAATTAAAAGCCGATCAATTCTCTAGTGCATTAGGTAAAGCACCTGATAGATATGTTAATTATCAAAAAGCATTAACAAATTCTATTATTTTAGCAAAACAAGTTCGTCAATTTTATGGCGATTCAATTCAACCTTCTGTTCAAGAAAAACTAGCAGAACTAACAAACCCAGCAACTTGGCAGAATAACCCTAAAGTTGCATTAGAAAATTATAAATCATTCATTAAAACATTGAAGAATGAAACAGGTACATATAAATCAGCATTAAGATCACCAGAAGAATATCAACAAAAATCTGATTCTGATGTATCTCAGAAATCAGGAAGGGTCTTTAATTTAGGCACAGGAGAATTTGAATAATGGCTACCATTCAAGTTCGTATGCCTGATGGTTCGTTACAAGCTATGTCACATCCTGATAATTGGTCTGATGATCAAGTAAAAACTGCTATTTATAAAAATTTTCCTAATGTTAATAAATCAGATACTGATGTGTCTAAAACAAAACAGGGATGGGGCGGTATAGGAGAGGACGTTGAATCGACATTAAGTTCTTTACCTTCTGATTTAGTCAGTTCATTGATTAACTTACCATCTCATGCTTTAAATGTAGCCAAACAAATAACTGATCCATCCGACATGCTTAGACCTATTATTAATGTAGGAGGTGGCGTCAGAAAGGGATTAGAAGGTTTTGCTAATATACCAGCAAATATTTCAGGTTATTTATCCTCTAAAGGCATTGGTAATAAACTTCCACAGGGATCATTAGCCTCTATACTAAAAGAAAATCCATTAGATTTAATTAAAAAATTAAGAATTCCTGAATCTGGTTTAGAAGAATCATTATTAGGTGCGCCTAAGCCGGGTGATGAAGAACTAAGAGCACTTGGTAGTCTTTTGCCTTATGCAAAGATTGGAGGCGCTGCAAAAGGACTAGAAGGACTTGCTAAGCGTTCTGGAGCCACGTCTGTATATGCTACAGGACAAAATCAAGATCCATTGAAAGCAGCCTTAATGACATTAATTGGAGAAGGCACAGTTCGAGGAGGCGCAAAAGGAATAAAGTCATTAGATCCTGCTAATTTATTCAAAGGACATCTTTCTCCAGAAGAATTAAAGGCTAATTTAAAAGCAGCACAAGGAACAAATACGCCTTTGGGTCGTATTATAGAGTCACCCACACTTAATACATTATTTGAAAATGTCACAAGTGAAGTACCTTTTAGCGGTGCTGATACAACACTAGGTAAAATTAAAAATCAAATTAAAGAAGAAGGATCAAATATAATTGATAAAACTGAACCTGAAGGAATACAAGGTGATAACAATTATGCTCTAAAGAAAGCATTAACAGATGCGTTTTATAAAAATAGACAGATTAAAAATGATATTTATACTGAAAGAAATCAAATTGCTGATAAAGAATTGTTTATGCCTGATTTAACAAATTTTAATAAATTAGCATCAGAGTTAAAAATAGGTATTAAAGGATCAGCTTTTTATAAAATCAATCCTGTATTTAAAAGCTTATTCAATAAAGTTAGCGGAATAGAAAAAGGTTCTGATATGGTTTCTCAGGGGAAGCCTAAACAATTAGCCAATGACGAATTAATGAGAAAAGGAATTATTGTTTCGCCCACAATAACAGAATCAACTATGCTGGCTCGTGATTTAGATGAAAAAGGTGGTCAATTATTAAAATCAACTAATTCAAGTGATAAAGCGGCAGGCGGATTGTATAAACAACTTTCAAAAACATTACGTAATGATATTGAAAGTTCAATAGAGAACAAAGGTTCTCCAGAATTAAAAAATGCTCATGAAAAAGCTAATAAAAACTTCATAGAAAATTATGTACCTTTTTTAGATGAAGATATTGACAAAATTTTAAAGAAAAAAGATGCTCAAATTTTGGTCGCTAAAATTGTTAAACCAAGTAAAAAGTTTGATGAATATAAGACAATCGAAAAAATTAATAGTTTAGTTTCTCCAGAAGAATCTAAATTATTAGGTCATCATTATTTAAAGGGTTCTCTTGATAAATTTGGACGAGTCAAACCTAAGAAATTAGCATCATTAATAGAAAATCTAGGTGATAGACAATTTCAAGCATTATTTCCAGATAAAGGACTTCAAGAAAAATTAAAGAATTATTCAACTTTACGAAATATGAACGAAAAAGCATTAAGTTTAATGTATAACCCACAAACTGGTGCAAAAAATGTCAAATTATTATTAGGTGGTGTTGCAGCAGGAATGGCACCACATACCGCTGCTGGAGCTTATTTAGGATCAGCAGGATTCAATAAGCTAATGACAAATCCTAAAGCTCGTGAATGGCTTGTTAATAGAATGATTGAAAAACAAGGTCAAGGAATAAAATAATGGCACTCGATGAACGATATATAGTCGCAAGCGACCTAGAATCTTTATTTAGAGATAAAGACGATGGCCTTCCATTGGCAAATGGAAAACTTCAATTTTTTAAAGATAATGCAAGAACAACACCCAAAGAAGTTTTTCAATTATCAGGTTCCCCGCCGAACTACACCTATACATCAATGGGTGCTGAAATAACATTAAGTGCTGTCGGAACTGTGCAAAATTCAGGTGGAGATAATGAGGTTATCTACTGGTATCCTTATGATTTAGAGGGAAACCTTGATTTATATTTTGTTCGTGTTTTTGACCAAGGTGGAATTGAGCAATTTACTCGAGAAGCTTGGCCTAATGTAACGAATGCCAATGATCCGACAAAAAATCAAATGGGATTGAATAATCAAATCTCTAATCCGACATTTACCAACATTTTTATTAATGAAGGTAAAACCACAGTTTTCACTGTAGCATCCGCTACAAATCAGGTATTTGAATTAGCGCCAAACTGGGATTTTGTCATAAGCGGAACCGGTACAGTTACAGTGCAAAGAATTGCCATTACAGGAAATGATAAAGTTCCTACAAGCCCGCCATATGTTTTAGATGTTCTAACGTCTGTGGGAATTACTACCTGCTATTTAAGACAGCGTTTTCTATTCAATTCAGGATTATGGTCAAGCACTGCAAATGACAATATATTTCTTGCAGGAAGTTTATTGGTTCGTAATGAAGTGCTTGGAACAACGGGCATTCAAATGCTTTATAGTCCTTCCAGCGGGGGCACACCAATAGTCGTTGTTGATGGTACGTTCCAATCAAATTATCAGGTATTATCAGGCTCTACTGAAGATCCGATTCCAGCATCTAATGATGTTAATAGTGGTATCGATGGATACATAGATATTTACTTGTCATTTACTCCAAGCAGTCATGTCCGTGTTAGCTCTATTCAGGTTGTTCCTACTCAAGGTGAATCAATTGATTTAGTTCATTTTGATATGGATTCATCGAATAGAAATGAAGCATTTCAGGGGGATTATTATATTCCTCGAAATAATGCAAAACGCATATCAAGTTTATTGACAGGATGGGATTTCACAGTTAATCCATTTCAGTTTGGATTAGGAGGTAATCTTTCAACAAGTGCTGCTTATGTTGTTGATCAAACGATTGCTGCGAGAGGATCGACAGGGAATGTTGCTTGGTCTGAAAACGTTTCAACTCATGGATTAAGTTTCGGAACAGCAGGAACAAATGATGCTTTTTATATACTCACTTATCTAACAGGCGAACAAGTAAAAGAAATAGTAGGAAGTCGTTTATCAGTAAATGTCTATGGATATAAATTAATACCAGGCGATAATGTCTCAATGAGAATTTATCTCTACAGAGGAACATTAGCTGCATTAGTTCCCACCCTTCCTACAACTATTGGTACTTTATCTGCTGATGGTACATTTACATTGACGGCGGCTAATTGGACCTTGATTCCAAGGAGTGGATTAGATACTCCACAAGTTAATTTGAGCAGCATTGTTGATAGTGCAGGTGTAGACGATGGAAAAAATGATTATGGATTTACTGGATGGGAAATAACAGATGCGGCACAATTAAGTGATACTGAAAAATTAGCAGTAGTAGTAACTTTTCATTATCCAGATGCTGGTACTAGTATCATTATTAATTCCATTTCAGTTACACCGGGCGATATTCCAACGCGTCCTGCGTTACAAACACTAGATCAAGTATTGCGTGAATGCCAATATTATTATGAAAAAACTTACGCGAACGGAATTCCTCCTGGAACAATTACCCCTGCTGGAAATTTAATACAAAATGTGCCACTGCTGTTTGATACTGGCTTTGATGGTGTATATGCAAAAACATTTTCTATATCTTATAAGACAGTAAAAAGGGTTGCTCCTACAATGGTTTTTTATGCGCCGACATCAGGCACGCCCAATTTATTTCGTGTATTTGTTGGCCTCCCTATTGGCGCATCTAATCCTGTTTTAGCTAATTTTAATACTTGGTGGGTTGATACCGATCAAAATGTCTATTCAGTTGTAGTACGTGCTATTAATAATACGCCTATAACAAGTATTGCTTATGATCCAGCAAATCAAGGTTATTATGAATTTCACTATGTGGCCGATGCAAGGCTTGGAATTGTTTAATTACTAAAAGGAATTTTATAATGGTTGCGCCCTATATATCTCAACAACCCGTAGATGATTTCGGGCTAAGATTTTCTGAATTAAAATATAGTGCTAGTTTAGCAGCTACTACAGACACAGCACTTACTATACCCGGCAATGCAGGCCGATATAAAGCTATTATTAAAGTTGAAAATAATGGATTAGTTTGGGTTGCATTAAATGCTACTGCCGCAGTTCCAGCGGGTGCCGGATTTGCTGCAACTACTTCAGAGTTAATTACAGATGCAAAAAGTTTATGTCGGGAAGTAAAGGCAGGTGACGTACTGCATTTTATTACAGCAACGGCTGGCACGGATGTCAGTGTTGTTCTTTATGCTTTAGGAACAAATAACTAAACTAAGGAGCCAAGGATGGCTACCGATTTAAAGTTTGACCAATTCCAACCTGGTGGTGAAATGCAATTTGGTGATAAACCAGTTGGATTGCGCTCAAGTGATTTAACAAAAAATTATATCTTTGATTTTCCTGGCACTGGAATTAAAGATGCAAGCGGAAATTATTTTTTTCGCTATGGAACGGTTGGTGTCTCTGCGGTAAATTATCCTCGTTTGGTTAATTCTCTTACTAATACAGCAGTTTTATATACAGCAGAGGGAATTGATGGTGATATCGATGTTTCTGTTCAACCAAAAAATAATGGTCAGTTAATATTAGATGAATTGATATGGCCAGCTTCTGATGGTATTGCAGATAGTGTTATAAAAACTGATGGATTTGGAAATTTAAGCTTTACTTCTGGCGCAACAGTTGATGATATTATAGGTACAGCAAATCAAGTACTTGCCAATGGAACATTTGGTATTCCGCAAAGTGGAGCTGTTACATTAACGACACCTCAAGATATTGCACCGACAAGTACACCAACATTTTCATCATTAACCTTAACAAATCCATTAACACTTGCTAATGGTGGATCAAGCAAAGCCTTAACTGCAAATGCAGGCGGAATTGTTTGGACTGATGCCAATTCAATGGAAATATTAGCCGGCACATCCACAGCGTTGCAAATGCTCCAATCAGGAAGTTTAGCTACCCCCACGTGGTCTACAGCAACATGGCCTGTAACTACAACCATTAATCAGATTCTTTATTCATCGGCTGCAAATACAGTAACGGGGCTGCCTACATCTAACGGCGCTATGATTCGCACAAGTTCTACTGGCGTACCATCATGGAGCGCATCCTTAACGGATGGACAAGTAATGATAGGCGCCAC